TTTGAGCGCAATGCTTCCCGCAATTCACCCAAACCTTGACCTGTAAATTCAAGATAAAATGCTTTTGATTGCGGGTCTGGCAATAACCATGCCGTGCCGCTACCAATGCGAAGTGACGCGCTTTTATCGTCTGAATAATATCCTGTCACAACTGGTGTTGGTAGTCCAGTAAAGTGCAAGCCATGTTCATAATCGGCTGTGGTTCTGTAATGCGATAAATTCACGTCAACAAGGTCAAGCAATGGCGGTTTATCCACGCAGGGTGAATTATCACGAACACCAAAAAACTCAAACGGTATTTTGTTTAATGCTTTGCCGTTTATTTGTGGGTAAATTTCATCCACTAAAATAAACTCACCGCGCTTGTCTTTACGGAAAACACGTTGACGATAAATACCACCATCGCCTAAATCTAAAACGCGCCATTGTGGTTCGCATTTAGATTCAAACTCATCAACTGCAATCTCGTTTTCTTCTTCAAGCACAACAAGTGTTAACTGTTCAACGTTGTTAATACGCCCCGTTTTCCAGTTTATAATTGATTCTGCATCATACATTGTCGCGTAAGGTCTTGCGCCTTGTGCCTGTGCTTGTGCAAGCGTTACCGCATTTATAATAGGTGGAAAATCGACAAGCACGGCACAACGTCCGATAGTAATAACTTCTTCACTAATAACTTCAGCAAATTGATGCAGTGATAAACCGCTCATTGTCACGTCTGCAATAATATTATCCATTGCTGCAGGTGCTGTGATGACTTCGGGTTTTAGGAATAGCATGCCCGTCAAGCCATCAATCGTTCTTGCTGTAGCGTTGTAATAAAGTGCCCGCTGTTTGTAAGCATAATATTCAGCGTCAGTTTGACCGCTTAGGCGTGGAAGGTATTTAATACCATATTCGTGGATCTCGTCTTGCCCTTCTGCTGCGTGTTCGCATCGTTTCCACTGCTCATAATATTCGTGATACTCCGAATTTTTAGTGTCTACTGCCATTTTTATATTCCTGTAATTGCTGCAAATGTTGGTCTATTATTCACTAGCGGGTATCTATACGCAATAAAATAACCTGTTGCATCAACAACGTGATCAAATCCACCAGCTTTGTCAGGCTCACCCGTTTTTGCATAGCATTGCTTTTCAAGTGATTCAACCAGCATTGGACAATACTGCGCATTAACAAAATAACGTCTTGCGCCTAAATTGTGAATCATAGCGTTAACCGATAACACGCGATCTTTAATGAATGGGTTGCGTGAATTAACCAACACTTGCAACCCGTACGAGCGCAAAATGCTGTGATCTGATTCGCTTGCGTTGTTTGATTTTCGAGCGTTACCGCTTGCATCAGGATAAATTAAAATCCTGTGCGTTGGGTAGCGTTCTTTTAGTAACCGCGCCATTGTTGGCGTATCGAACACGCCAGTGAGCTCATTAACAACATGAACGCTGTCACCGCGCAATACATGAATAACAGCAGACATATTGGAAACGTTAAAATCCAACCCAACATGCAAAACATCGTCTGAATTAATAACTTCAATGGATGAATTAAGATTTCTGTCAAACTCATGGTAGACGCTCCCAGCGTTAAGGTTTACAAAATTGCCATCAAGATACGCGGATAATTGTGCGCTTGAATACGTTGCTTCAAGTTGCTTAATGTAGCCATCGGGCAAATAGGGATTGCTTGAAGTAGGTGCTTTGATTAACTCGTAGCCTTCGCGCTGTTCTTTTCCCCACATTTCGTACATAAAAGCAAAGCCTTCAGGTGTTGATACTGCTGCAAGCGTGTTAGGCGAGTTGTCTGGTTTTCGTTCTCTAATCCGTCCAAGCATTTTAGTCCAAACCAGTTTGGCTTGGTCAACACGCAACGTATCGGCTTCATCGATAACTGCATCGGCTAATTGAAAACCAACTAAACGCTCTGGGTTGTCTGCTGATCTGAAAATGATCTGCGAATTGTTTTCGAGTTTGATAATTGCATCAGCTTTATTAAGATTATATTTCACACCCCATTCATCAAGTATTTCTTGAAATCGTGGGAAAGCAATTAACCTGATAAGGTCATAAGTAGGCTCAACAAACCCAAACGATAAGCCATCGTATTTAAGTGCAAGCAAGGCTAATCGAATGACAGCGGCTTGTGATTTCCCCGCGCCATATCCCGCCACCATTGCAGGGTGGATTGCTTCACTGAAGATAAAATCTTCTTGGGGTTTAGTTAACTTAAGCCTAATCTTCACGCGCTGCCCGCTCAACCACAAATGTGTATCCTGTTTTTATAGTTGCTTCAACACGATCTGTTGATACGCCTGCTGCTTTACCTCTGGCAATTTCAGCCGTAATTGCCGCATTGATTTGATTGTTTTTTACAGCAAGGTTGCGCAACGTCATCAAGTCTTTTAAATGCGATTCAAGTGTAATGCCAACGGCTTCAATGATTGGTTTGCGTAGTTCTTCAATACGCCCCGTTATAGCCCCGTCTGTCATTAGCTCGCCAGCTCTTTTAATAACTGTTGCCGCTTTAGTATTTTCGCCAACATCGTAAGCCCCACGATAAGCGTCAGCCTGTGTTTTGCCTTCTGCAACGAGTTGTGCAAAGCGTTCTTGTTTAGGTGTGAGAGCCATTTGGTTCTCCTAATGATTGGAGCGTGGCGGTAGGGATTGCACCTCCGCTTTCTAACTGGTCGCTAGAAATAGCCTTTGTGCCACGCTTAATTGAAATGCCTTTATACATTGACGCGCCCATTTCGTCAATCTTTGAAAATGGAATAATTGGCACGGTTAATCTTTCTTTTGCTTTTGGGTTTAAAAAATAAACATAGCGAAGTTGAAACCCTGTAAGTGGTTTTGCACCGTTTTCTTTTGCAATGCTTGACCCTTTTCTGCCATTTTTACCAATATTATTTGAGTTATTTAATGTTTTATCGGCAATTATTGAACCATCAGGCATTAAAAGCATAGTTGAATTTTTTTTAATGCTTGTTAAAACAAACCCGCTTGCTCTGTAAATTGTACCATCACCACATTGTGTACCGTCTGCAAATGAAATAATCCATTCAATATGTGGATAATTTTTTTTAATCAATTTAAACGCTATTGATAATGCTCGGCTTTCGCTGTTGCGTGGCAATGCTTCACTAAACGCCATTCTGTTTAATTCTAAAAAATCATTCCATTTTGTATTTTCTACTAATGCGCCAACTCGCCTTTTATCCATTGATGCCCCAAACGACATAACTCCTTCAAGTTTGCTATTTAAAAACACTCCAAAATGTAACTGTGAATTATTAACAATTTTTCCTGAATAATGCACCCGCTTTACTAATTTTGCCGCGTCTTTTTGGCTAATTGGTGCAACATGAATATCTTTAGCTGTTGCCATAATCAGTCACATAAGTTTCGCAAATTCGTGCCAACGCGTTTCCGTTGCTGTTTTCGTTTGGCGAATCAAATTCACCCATTTTTTTTGCAATATCACACGCTGCTTTTATTTGTTCGACTTGTTCATCATGCAGTGTAAATGTCATCTGTTGAAACGGCTCTTTGTCGCCACTTTTTAATTCTGGCATTTCAACTTCATCAGCTTCAAAACCATCAATACTCAATTCATCAACATCAAACCCAAGCAAATCCAAATCAAACCCATCGTCCGACAATTCCCCCAGCTCTAACGCCAACAAATCATTATCCCAACCACTATTCAACGCCAAACGATTATCTGCAAGAATATATGCCTTCTTTTGCGTCTTAGTGAGGTGTTTAAGCTCAATGGTTGGTACTTCATCAAGTCCTAACTTTTTTGCCGCCAACACGCGCCCATGACCTGCAATAATGCCGTTCTCACCATCAACCAACACGGGCGAATTAAAACCAAACTCTTTTATGCTTGCCGCGATCTGCAACACCTGTTGCTCGCTGTGTGTTCGTGCGTTGTTCACATACGGTATTAAATCCGCAGTTTTACGTTGTGTGATTTGCATCAAGTAATCCTATAAGGTATTTTAGCTTTTAAGCACATTCTAACCATTGCCAATATTGTCGGTTTTAACTCAAGTGGTTCATTGGCAAATTTTAAACGATTTAAAACAGCGTTTTCGCCTTTTGTTACCGCATATAAATTTTTAATATTAAAATTTTGTTTGTCGTTATCATAAAACCTGACAATCGTTTCACCTGTTATTTCGCCATAATGCTGTGCATAAATCAAACGATGCTTTAATTTCCAGCAATGGTGTTTGTTACCACCTTCAGAAACTTTAACATAAACATAACCATCTCTATCTATTCTTTCATCGCCAATTTGTCTAGTTCTATAACCAGTATGACCTTTTTTAAATCTGCTTTCCGATCCCCCATTGACGCCTTTTAATCCTTTATTCCAAGGCGTAAACCCTTTTTCAAACTGCCCGCTGTTCATTTTAAAATAGCAGGTAGCTCTTTGCGTTCTGGGATGTCATTAATGCGTGTCTGTGCATCAAGGACTAAACGCGCATTATCCACAATTGTACGCGCAATAATTGTCAAACTTTTTGAGCGTTCTGCCTCAAAAGCAAGTTGCTCAACACTTAATGATTCTTCGCTCAATCTTTCCATTTGAGCAAATAAATGATTGTTTAAATCTGTCAGTGTATTTTTCATTATTGTTCCTGTTTAAGTTAACCATCAAGTAATTAAACCATAACCCCGCAGTGCAAAATTATCAGAAAATGCTGCGGTAAAACTGCTCCCGTCTTTTTCCCGTGCGAGAGGACACGCGTTAGGGTTTAATTCTTCATGGTTAAACCAACCAACCCAGTTATTGATAAATCGCCATAAAGTGATTTCTGAGTTGGTTGGTTCTTTAAATGATAACTTTGTAAATTATAATTGTCAAATATTAATGCGAAATCAAAAGGTAACGGTAAAGTTACCTTTTACTGTTACCTCCACAACCTGCATGGGTGTTAGGTTTTGAGGACAAAAGTAACAGTAAAAAACAGGTAACAGTTTTTTAAAAACCCTATTCCCTATTATAAAAAATTTTATTTTTATTATTTATTCTTTTTAATTCTATATTTACTGTTACCTGTTACCTTTAGGATATAAATATAGATAATTAAAGGCTTTGAGTAGGTAACAGAAGATTTTTCCAACTGTTACCATGTGTAATTTACTGTTACCTTTATCACTTAAAAGTCATCATCAATCGATAAAGTTTCATTCAAAAGTTGACGACATCTATCATTATCAAAATCAGCGGCTTTTTTTACCCACAGTCTTTGAGGTACACCATTCCATTTAACCTGCTTATCGACTTTCATATAACCCATGTTTTCAAAAATCCTGCGCATATTCTTGTGGTTTATTTCGGGGAATTCATAATCTGAAAACGAATTATTTTCGATTGCTTTCATTAACAGTGAACTTGAAATAATACTCGTGCTGTATCCATAACCACCTTTTTTAATAAACTCAATTAAGTCTAAAAGCTCACTGCCTTTTTCTGCTGCAATCATTGAGCGTTTTTCATCGGTTATTGGCGCATGCCCATACGCTTTAAAATCATCGCTAATTTTAAAATCAAGAAAAAAACGTCTAATATCACCGCCAAAATTTGCTATTGCATTTCGTATTTTTCCAAAATATTCGTAAATATCGCCCACATCACGCGCCATGTCGTGGATGTCAGTATAAGGCGAAAAAAGTATTCCCCATCGTCTGTCATGATCGTTTAACGGCAATGCGTCACGATGATTAGTAAAGGCAATATAATTAGTTACATTCACAATTGAATAGTTATCACGATTCATGCGCCTAATATCAATGGTGTCATTGGTTATCATTGGCTTAATGGTATCAAGCACATCAAAACGGTTATGCCCAGCAACGCGCAATTCTTCAAGCACGACCATGCAGCTCCCTTCTGCCCATCCGGTAAACTTGTCTTGAAGTGCTGTAGGCGGCAGCGGCTTCACGTTACGCCCACCAAGGCAACACGCGATAACATCGGCTATGGTGCTTTTGCCATCGCCTTCAAAACCTTGTATTAATGGTGAGTGTTTAATTTTTTTTCCTATGTTCTGTGTGCTATACGCAATAAAATCCATTAACCATTGCGTTTCCTTCTCACGTTTTCCGCATAAATTGGCTATATGGTCAATGACTGGCTGTATTTCCTGCATTGCTTCAGGCGTGATTTTAGTTGGCGTTTCTGGTAAACTATTGACCGAAAATGAGTTAACGCATTGAACCCCATCAAGCTCAAAAAACTGCTGATTTTGCGGCATATACACTGCTCGGCTAAAGCAAGGGATATGATTATTATTTAACGCAAAATTAGCAGCTCCAATATTTCCACTTTCTGCATCATCCCCCATAATTTTCCGCGTAAAGTTTGCATCAAACGATTGCTTAGTTATTTCTTCTTTTGTATCGACATTATAAAAACGATCACGATCATTAAGCCATATCCAATTTTTACAAAATGCTGGTGCATTTTCGGCTAACTGACTATTTTTTGACGGTGTTAATAATTTTCGAGCATCACTAATTGAAATACCCACGTTTGCCAAAATCTTATAACGTGTTCGCCATTCGCCAATAATTGTCGCTCGTGCAATATCTGACAGACTAGTATCACTCCTTATTGCATCCGCCACACTCCCCTGCATATCAGAAACAACCGTACAATTTGCAATCAATTGTGAAAGCGTTTGTGATGCTTGCTTGCTTTCGACTTCTTTAGCCGCGTAAACAATAGAACCGGCTGTAATTTTTGCGCCGCCATTGTTTTTAAATCCATGCCATTTTGCATCACATTCGCTGCCGTCATAACTTCCAGTGCTTGACCATTCTTTCCACAATTCAAGCCCAGCAACTGCGTGAAAATCTTTTAACGCTAAACCTACTTTTATCCAATCATCATAATCATCGGGATTAAATCTTTTTTGAATACGCAACTTTTCGCGCACTTCTGCAATTTCATCATCACCTATTTGTGCATAAACACCAACAAACGGATCATCGTTATCAATAACACCAACATTTACCGGCAATGCTTTCTGCACATTATCAGGCGAAAACCCGTCAAACGTCACATCATACGCCCCGAATTTTTCAAGCATTGGCTTAAGCGACACAAGCCACGCACGAACCTGCTCAACATTAACGCTTGGTAATTCGTCAATTGTGGTGTTAATTGGCTCGTCACCTGCGTTTAAATCCCAGACATAAGGCTTTTTAGTATCTGGGTGTGTACCATACGCAATAAACTGTTGACCGTTTGCAAGAATCTCAATGGCTGGATTTTCCAGTCCATCAAACTTAAATTTTATTTTGTGCTTAGTCATTGCTTCATTAATTCTAATCAGCATTAAGCATTTAGGCTTATTGCCAAACCGAACAGGCGCAAAGCCAAAAGCCGATTGCGCACTAGCCAGAACGCTTTTAGCCATGTCCTCGTTTAATATATCAATATCAATAGCGATTAAACGATCACCCAGCACGATACCGACATTTTTATCAGCCGCATATTTCTTCCAAGACGGGTCATTTTCTCGATGTTGCCAACCGTTGCCAAGTGGTCGCTTACCATTTGCGGGCGTAATGGTGTAACCGTTTCTATCTAAATCATCATAAACGCTACTTAACATTTTTTAATCCTTTTTTAATTTTGTTATAGGTAAATAGCGTCACGTTGTCGGTTTTGCCGTTCTTGATGTTGTAGATGGTCATAAAACTGACATGACATAGCGCAGCTATCTTGCGCAATGCTATCCCGTCATGCTGTTTGAGTAAGTCTTGAAGCTCATTTATAAAATCTTGCATTTTTTCTTTACCTTTTGTTGTTTATGTTGTAAATTATATTTTACATTATAACAAACTTTTTTAAAAGCAACGGAGTTATTTTATGAACAAAGAAGAATTATCAATCAGAACCGCGTCAATATTGCGCTTGCAGCTTGAGTATGACCAACTAATCATTAAAGCAGAGTTTTTGCAAACGCTGATTGTTAAAGAGCGTTTTGCGCTTGAATCAATTAACAATCCGACTATTGAGGAGCATTTGGGCGTTGATGTTGTGGCGGTGAATAATACGCCACCACAGCCGCAAACGCAAAAACGTGAACAGGTAGCAGTTGAAAGTGAAGAAACGCTAGAAGGAGTAAAAGATTGCCTGAAGCAACTGAGTATTAAAACAAACAGCCGTAAAATATCACTGGAAATATTGCGTAAGTTTAACGTCGAAAAAACAGTTGATTTAGATCCGCGTGATTATGGCAGAGTTTGCACAATGGCGATTGAAACATTAAATGAAATGCTAAAGGCTAAAAAAAATGACAACTAAACACGCAAAATTAGGCGCATCATCGAGTGAACGCTGGATTAACTGCCCAGCGTCAGTTCGTATGTGTGAGAACCTGCCAAACACCTCGTCTACATTTGCCGCTGAAGGAACAGCCGCGCATGAACTTTCCGAAAAATGCTTAATGACGGCTAAACCCGCAGCGCATTATTTTGGATTAAAATTTAATGGTTTTGTCGTAACAGATGACATGGCTATGCACGTTCAAAAATACGTTGATTATGTCAATGCCGTTGGTGGCGTGTTGCTATTTGAGCAACGTGTGGACTTTAGCCGTTGGGTGCATGAAGGGTTTGGAACGGCTGACGCGATTGTTATCGATGAAGATAATAAAACAATACATGTTATCGACTTAAAATATGGCAAAGGCGTTGCTGTGTATGCACGGCATAACACACAGGCGCAACTTTACGCGCTGGGTGCATATGATTTATTTGCTCATATCTATGATATTGAATTTATAAAAATGCACATTCACCAGCCACGCATTGATAACGTAACGAGTTGGGAAATTACAGTTGATGAATTGCTTGCGTTTGGCGACGATGTCAAAATACGAGCTGACGCAACACTTGACCCCAATGCGCCATTTAATCCAACTGAAAAAGGTTGTATGTGGTGCGCAGCTAAACCCACTTGCGCAGCATTAGCACAAAAAACGTTTGAAGTTGTCACGTCTGATTTTGAAATAACAAATGAGCCGCAATTACTTGCGGTTGAGAGTTTAACGCCTGAGCAGATTGCGCAAATACTCCCTAATTTGCCATTGATTGAATCATGGATTAAGAGCGTAAAAGAACACGCTTATGATTTGGCTAATGCAGATCAGCTCAAAGGCTATAAACTGGTAGCTGGCAGAAACTCACGCAAGTGGAACGCTGACGATGATGCAATTAAAAGCGCATTAACTGCTATGAATATCAACCCAATTAAAAGCGAATTAATTAGTGTTGCGCAGGCTGAAAAACTAATCAGCAAAGAAGATAAGCCAATGTTTTCAAACCTTTACGCAACACTATCAGGAAGTCCAACACTTGCAACTATTGACGATAAACGCCCAGCATTAAAAAATGTGCTTGACGATTTTGATTAATGTAAATTATAATTTACACGCCTTAACAGTAAGGCAATAAATTCTTAAATTTCTAAATTCATAAAAGGAAAAATATCATGGCTGCAATTATGTTAAAAAACGTTCGTCTTTCTTTTGCTTCACTCTTTGAACATGAAGAATACAACCAAGAAAGCACTGGCAAATATGCCGCAACGTTTCTCCTCGATAAATCTCAACACGCTGACACCATCAAATTGATTGAAAAAACAATCGCTGATTTTGCCGTTGAAAAGTTTGGCGCAGGTAAAGTGCCTAAACTTTACAAACAGCCGTTAATGGACGGTGATATGCAAGATTATGACGGTTATGCAGGGTGTATGAGCATCAAAGGGTCAACTAAAAAACGCCCCATTGTCATTGACCAACAAAAGGTCACACTCACAAAAGAAGATGAACGCATTTTTAGCGGTGATTATGTCAATGCTAAAATTGACTTTTGGTTTCAAGATAACTCTTATGGCAAACGCATTAATTGTAATTTGATTGCAGTGCAGTTATTTAAACAAGGTGAACGGTTTGGCGGTGGTGATGCGTCGGTTGATGACTTTGATTCTTATGATGAAAATGACGATGATTTTTAATTGATGTTTATTTGATGGTTATTTGATTTTAACCAACTGTCAAGTAATCCTTGATAGTTGGTTTTTTAGTTTTAAAGGATTGATATGTTAGAAAAAGAAATTGAACAATACTTGTGCAAACAAGTAAAAGAGATCGGTGGCTTGTGTGAAAAGTTTACGTCACCGGCTAATCGTAGTGTGCCTGATAGATTAGTCACACTACCGCATGGGTTGATGTTGCTTGTTGAATTAAAAGCCAATGGCGAATCACCAACAAAAGCTCAACTACATGACCACGCAACAAGATTTAAATTAGGTGTGCAGGTAAATGTTTTATCATCTAAAGATGAAGTAGATAAATTTATTTTTGATTGTAAGGAGTTCATTAACCATGAAAATTGATGAAAGTTTTAAAAATTATTTTTACGACACTAATCTTTTTCCTATTTTTCTATTTGATGACTTTGTTCAATTTTTAGATCAAAAAGGAATTGAGCATCGAGAAGGCAAAGGAGCAACCCAAGTGCTGCAAGTTAAAGTTAATGATGAAGATGGATTTAAAGTTATTTTTAGATCAAAACATGATTTAGAAAATTACACGTTTAATAAAGCACTAAACCCAATCTTCAATTTATTTTTTAATCAATAATATGAAAACGTTAACGCGCTCACAAATGCACGCATATCAAGTCACAAGCGTTGATAAAATAAAATCAACGCCTAAGTGCGCATTATTTCAACAATGCGGCTTAGGTAAGACTGTAAGCGCGTTAACGGCTATTGCTGACATAAACCCGCAACGGGTTTTAATTGTTGCGCCTTTGCGTGTTGCTAAAACGGTTTGGCACAATGAAGCGCAAAAATGGGCGCATCTACAGCATCTCACGTTTAGCATTTGTGTTGGTACACCAGCGCAACGGTTAAGCGCGTTGCAAAGTGATGCACAAATTCACGTTATCAATATTGATTGTTTGTCTTGGCTTGTTAAAGATAGTGCAATAAAGCCTAAATACGACATGGTGATATTTGACGAATTTAGCCTTTTAAAAAGCCATTCAAGCCAACGTTTTAAAGCCGCTAAAGCATTATGCAAAAACATTGAGCGCGTGGTTGGATTGACAGGTTCACCCGCTGCAAACTCGGTTCACGATTTATGGTCACAACTTTTTTTGCTAGATGGTGGTGCGCGTCTATTTAAGACCGTTAGCGCGTTTAGAGCGCAATGGTTTGACGTTGGCTATAATCAATACACATTCAAGCCTAAACCGTCTGCCATGAGCGAAATAACAGCCAAAATTGATGATATATGCCTATCAATGAAAGCCGCTGATTATTTAGATATGCCGCCCGTTGTTCACAATGAAGTGATGGTTGATATGTCGCCAGCAGCTCATGCAACGTATAAAGAGATCCGCAAAGAGTTGATTGTTGAAGTTGGCAAAGAAACGATTGCTGTTGCTAACGCGGCTGTGCTTGTTGGCAAGTGCATTCAGATCGCAAACGGCTTTCTTTATGATGAAAACAAAAACGCGCTACATTTACACGATGCAAAGATTGATGCTCTTGAATCAATCATAAGTGAAACCAACGCGCCTATTTTTTTGTTTTACACATTTAAAGCTGATTTAGAAAATATAAAATCACGGTTTGCTTATGTGCAAACGCTTCAGGACAATTCAGAGCAAAAAGTAAAAGACTGGAACGCGGGAAAAATACCATTGCTTGCATGTCATCCTGCAAGTGCTGGGCATGGGCTAAACCTGCAGCAGGGCGGCAATGTTGTTGTGTGGTACGGGTTGACGCATTCTCTTGAACTGTTTGAGCAAGCTAACGCGAGAATTCATAGGCAAGGACAAACAAAAACAGTTTTTATTCACTACATTTTAGCCGATAAAACAATAGATTCGGCAGTGCTTGCCGCACTTAAAAACAAAGAAAAAGTACAAGATGCTGTTTTTAACTCGTTGAAATAATTGTATTTTTGCTTTTTTATTTATTTATTTTGTAAATTATAATTTACAAGATTCAAAAGAACGTTTAATATATAACCACGCTTTCAAGAAGGCGAAACAATAATAAAATAATTTAGGAGCTTAAAAATGAAAAACTACTTTGATACATTAAATCAAGCATTAGAATCTGAAGGATTAGTTGACCAGTGGACTACTGGAACAAACATCAACTACGGTGAAACGGTACAAGTAAACACAGGCGAGCGTTTAATAAGTGTTTACAGAAACAGTAACGGCAGATATGAACGCCCAGTGCATTATTCGGTAATTTAATAACAACAAAGCGCGGTGCAAGCCGCGCATTAGGAGAACGAGATGGACATTAAAATTTACTTTTCAATCATTACCCATGACGGTGTAGACATTGGCGTTGCGGCTACAGCAACACTTAGCGGTAAAAGAATTGAAGCTACTTTTCACCACGACATCGAAGATGATCGTGAGTGTTTAGTTGACGACATTTCATTTACCGATGAAGAAGGTGAAGAAATGATTGGTTCAGAAAAATTAAAAGAAATTGTTTATGAACACGTTAACGACAACGACATTAATATTTACAAAGACGCTGAAAAAGGCGGTTATATTTTTTACATCGACAACTTCAAAAGCGATCACGATTACGCGGCATTAATGCTATAACAAACAACTCCTACCTCTGCCGCTAAGACGAGTGGCTTTTTTTAATACAAAGGTGATTTATGATTGAATTTTTAAAGATGCTAGACGAAACAGGCATTGCTTACGTTATTTTTATTTTAACCGCTGTTTATTTTTGGATAAAAAGCAATAAAGCAACAACTGAGCTTTACACAATTAAACGCGAATTATTAAAATTAAAGGCGGTTTTATGAGCGCAACATTAGCACTAACGCTGTCATTTTTGACAGTAGACACAAACATCGACAAGCGCGGCAGAACAACAAACCATGAAGTAATCGAGTACACCAGCGTTGCAATCCCATACGAAACCATGCAAGCGTGCAGCAACGCAAAAGAAGAATATAACCTTGCTGTTGGAGCATATCAGTTATTTAAACGCCCAACGCGCATTATTGGTGCGATTTGTAACGACAGTAAAACTGGGGTGGTAGAATGAAATACGACACAATCCTTGGGACAGTTATAGCATTTTGCTTTGGCGCACTTGTAACTTTAGGAATTTATGTATCATCGCATCGTCATTACTACGAAGTGATTAAAGTAACAGCAGGCGAATTTATCATCCATGATGGCAAGATGTATGCTGTTTATGAGATGGAACGCAACGTTCGTGGAGAAATACAGGCAGGTGCTAGATGAACTATAAACAACGAGTAATAAAAAACTATGAAAGAATAAATCGGTTGCTTATCCATGCAAATAATTTAATTTTATTGCCTTTAGATAATGAGGAATCAGAAGATTGGGATTTTATTAAATGGTGTAATAAATGTGCCATTGAAAGTTTAGAAATGGCAATCACACATATAGAACACATGGGAGACAAAGATGAGTGATTTAAAAAAACAATTAGAAACAACTGAAAATACTATAAAAGCGTTGCAAGAACACGCAGAGAGTTTACGCAGTATGCTGGAAAAAGAAACACCTAAAAAGTGGTCGCCTGTTGGTGGAGGTTGGTGGATAGATATAACTGGGTCTGTTGATATGGGAAAAAGTAACAATGAAATAAAACAATTTGGAATAGAACGCCCAACTAAAGAACAAGCAGAACGCGCAGCGGTTGAGATGCGTAAGTTTAATCGTCTGTTGGCACTGAGAGATGAGTTGTGTGGGGATGATTTACCGGATTGGGAATCAAAAATGAGTGATAAATGGAGAGTGTATCGTGACAATAAACATGGTAAGTGGGGTGTAGGCAAGGATCGATATATGCAAGATGTTGGTGTTTATTTTACAAAAGAAGAACATGCCAAACGCGCTTGCGATATGTTGAATTCTGGGGAGGTGGAGTTATGAAACAAATCCCATTAAAAGAACATTTAGAAAACCGCTTGCGTGAACTCAAAGAAGAACGCAGACAACTCAAACAACAAAAACTGCGTAGCATTAAAGAAACGCAAAACATTTTTCATATTTTAGAGGAGTTAAACAAAAATGGCTGAGTTAATTTTTTGGACTGGCATTTTTGTTTTGATATTTTGTTTTATGGTGGAGTACGCTAATGATGCAAATTGATGACATTGCGGCATTAATATTTTATGTGTTAGCACTCATATTAGCGGGGATATGGCTATGGCATTAATTAAACCAGTTGAAAAGGTAACACCAACGCCAAGCGCAACAAACTGCCAGCATAAAACATGGCGGCAATATGTAAGCAGAGGAATTAGGGAGTGTGATCGTTGTCATGAAATACGCCCTATTTTTGATTTAAAAATTGAACATCAAAGGTAATAGCATGGTGCAACCAATAAAAAGAGATTTAAAAGTTTCGCTTAAAGAGTTGGAAAGTATAAAAGAAAATATTATTTATTGCGGTGGAACAGGCGCATTTTACCGAAAAAGAACGCCTGACAAACCGTTGTCTTTTAACTACGCAAATCGGCAGGCTACCATTTGCGTTAAAAAAGAAAACGGTAAAAAATACTTTACTGCATGGCGCATGGCTGTTTTCTTTTCACATGGTTATTATCCAAGTTTTGAAGATGCTGTTATTTTTAAAGATGGCGATAATTATAACTTTAGAATTAATAACATCGTTGTTTGCCACCCTAATGAAGATGAACAGACTGTTTTAGACTTTGCTACTGAGCATGGTTTATCACCACAAACGGTTAATTATCGCATGAGAAATGCAATACGATTTGAGCGCATTGTAAAAAATTGGAGAGTGTTTTTTTATGATAAAAAAGAGTTTACAAAATACTGCGGTGACATGATTGGTAGAAGGTTGGTTGTTGATGATGAAGGAATCGAGCATATACAAATTAAGCGCATTAATTTATCAGAAAGCCAGCGCGGAAATAAAACCGCACGGGAATTTTTAAAAACGTGGATTGGCGACATGCCTACACAATGGGAGATGACATTATGCAGATAAAAAAAGTAAGACCAACCGCAATCATTCCGCAATTCCAAACCGAAGGCGCAGCAGCTATTGATTTATGCGCTTGTATTGAAGAAACCATGCTTTTGACACCAGAAACGCCTGTGTTGATTCCTGCAGGCATTTCAATTCATATTGCTGATAAGTCTGTTGTTGGTTTGATTGTTCCGCGCAGTGGATTAGGGTTTAATTATGGCGTTGGCTTAATGAACACGGTTGGCGTAATTGACAGTGATTATCAAGGCGAAATTATGGTTAAGTTGCGCATGACACATGGTGATAGTTATCGAATTCAACCTAACGAACGCATTGCTCAAATGTTTTTCGTGCCTGTATTGCGTCCAATATTTGAAGAAGTTGAGGAATTTAGCGCAGTGACTGAGCGTAATGTTGGTGGTTTTGGGAGTACAGGGAAATGATCGCAACAACAGCTTATATTTTAATTATCGCTGTAACAACTCACGGTGAGCTTACACAATCAACAATTGAATTTGCGGATAAGGCTTCGTGTGAAAGCGCGGCAGTTAGACAGGATTTTGCATTTAAAAATTTGCAATTTGCAGGCAGATGGAATCTAACCTGTCACCCTTATCAACTTAATGAGATTAAAAAATGATCCAGCAAATTCTCCAGCGCGGAAACCGTCAAGGCATGACAATGCGCGAAATAACCGAGCTAACAGATTTAAAGCAACATCAAGTGGAATTTAAGGTTCAAAAGTTAATCAAAGAAGGCATTGTGCATAAATCTGTTGATAGAATAGACAATGCGTATTTATACGCGTTGACAAGCTATGAAGAATTGCCGCCACCTGTTGAATGTTCACCTGTTCGATTGGATAACGTCATTAAGCATTTAAACAAGCAGAAAGAACGAGTTAATGCATGCGCACCAATCAAAACGAGCGAAAACGTAAACTCACCAGCGCACTATAGCAGCGGCACTGTTGAATGTATTGACGCAATCGAATCAATGCTAACCAAAGAAGAATTTATCGGATTTTTACGCGGGAACATATTAAAATATCAATGGCGTTATAAGCAAAAAAACGGTTCTGAGGATTTAAAAAAGGCGCAGTGGTATTTTGATAAGTTAAAAGAAAAAGAGGGCGTGTAATGTATGAATTTAAAAGTGGTAAACCATCAGGCGGCTTGCGTTATCAAGCCATGCGCGATTATTTAATAAAATTAAAATGGTTTGCAGACAATCCCATGCAACCAGTATTTATAAGTGAACGCAGTGCATGAAACCAAGACTTAAAAAGATAGGCAGGATATGGCTGTGTTACACACAAACAACGGCTGTTTGTTCTGGGTCAACACCTGAAGAAGCCTATCAAAAATGGATAGCAAAAAACAAAGCCGCTAAATAAGCGGCTTTTTTATTATGGCGTTAAAAACAATTCTGCTTCAGCATTGCGTCTGCGGGTTAATCCAGCGAGTGGTTTACCGCCTGACTTATCCCAACGCAAAAATTGTTGTGCAATTTCGGCTTTATCATCACCGGCTTTAAGCATTTTGACCAATGTTGATTTAAAAAAGTTACCTGCGCCAATGTTGTAGCATAAGCAAACAAGTGCATCATATTCATTTTGTGTTAATTCAACGCCTGTTGCATTAACCGCTTTTTCGTATTGCCCAATTGTTGCGGCT